GCTGCTGGGAGAAAGGCCTAGCGTCCGGGCGACTGGTTTCGCGTTTCGTAGTGAGAACCCCGAGGGGTCACCTACGCACTACGCCAAACACCGCGCCCTGACAAAGCCGAGGTCCTCGTACAAACTGCTTTATTTGTTGGCAGTCCCTATACTGAGGATTTCCCCGTGGCGCTTTACCCTTGTAGGGTGAGCGATTCCACAGGTACCCACCGCCGCTCTCTTCTGAGCTGCGGTCCCTGCGCGATCCCTGATTTCCACTTAGTAGTGGGTTCGGGAAGTTCTGTGAAGAACTGTAGTAGCGCAGAGCCGTCATTGAGAGGCTCTTTCTCGTTTATGGCCCTAACGGACCTAACAAGAAATTCCCGCCTCTGCAGAACCCTGTTGAACCTCGTTGCGAAACCGCAATGGGGTCTACCTGGATCCACAAAGGAGGTCCAACCAATAACGTCCGAGTCCATTCTAACCAGCGGCACTTCGCGCGCTGGCACTGTCGTCCGCAAGTGTTCTGAGGTACGTACATAGAACCGTTTGTATAGGTTCTTAGCCGTTTCCACAGTGCTCGCGAGTGACTCCGGTGTGTCCCGGTAAGGGCCATGCCAGTAAACAGGGGTAACTACTTCCCCTCTGTAGGCATCGACTCCACAAGACTCTCTGAACAACCCTGTCCAGAACGTCTTTGTTTCGTTCACTTTGAAGTACAAACTTCTTAGTGCCCGTTCCAGGATGTCCCTGCAATCAGTGGGAACAATGATATCGTCCCCAAAGACGGTTACCTCTCCGACGAGTCTTTCAATCTCCTTCATGGTCACGGGACGCTTACGTGCAGTTAGCACGCTCGCGATCGCGATGGAAAGAAACAGAAGTGTCTCGACAGGAAAAGTCGTGGCATTACCCATGGTTGAGTACTTTCTCAACTTGACACGGACCGGGTCTCCTGACCCAGTATCCACGTCAATACATGCAGTACGCGTCGCTTGAAGGGCCTGAAGCAATCCAAGGTTTCCCCTGAAAAGCTGCCCAACAGCATGACAAGTGACTCTGTCGCTTGCAGACGAAAGGTCCACAGTTGAGAGAGCACCATCCCTCGAGGCGCGCAAGCAAAATTCCTGGTTCTGGGTCTGATCGTCAAATTTGACGAACTTCCCAATCCAAGTCCTGCTTGTACGTTCTCGCATGAAATGCCAGATATTCTGCTGACACCACATGTTTTCCGACGGTTCCGCGGCGATGAGCCGTGGTTTGTCGAAACTTTTGGGCACTGCCATCAGCCTGCTTGCACGCTCTTCCGAGCTAGCTTGCAGTCCCTGAGAGCAATGGTCAACCCATTCTGTTAACGCATGGAATGCGTGTTCACAGTAGGGAAACGCAGACTCCAGACGATCAGACCAGTTCTTGAAAGCATACTTGCTCTCTCCTGGTTTCACATCTGAAGTCAAGCCCGGACCATGCCTATGCCTCCACTCTTCAGGCCGATAAGGCCCTAAAGCAGAGCTCAGTAAACCGGACACGATGTCCAAATTCCTGAGAAACACTCGACGCGGGACGGGGTGACCATCCGTTTCAGCGTACCATCTAGGTCGTATCAGATTACTTTGGGCGAAGCCCTGGTAAGTCTGACCGAGTTCGACAAGTTCCGCATGCTCCTGTTCCCAAATCTCATCGGGTTCAGGCAAGCTGGCGTCGAGCTCCAAGAAGGCGCGAATCTCTCGCTGCTCCCTCTCGGAGCCACAATCCACGGTAGCCTTCTTTGCGCAGTATAAGAACTGCCTCAAGAAAACAATAGCCGTGTGATCGTAGTCGTTGCGTAAGCAACCTTTGTCGTCAAACACGAGTAAGTAGAGTTCCCCTAAGAAAACAGGGATCCCTACGCAATTCGGCCGCCTTTTTGAAAAGGGTAGGCCGGACTGTTTGTACTCGCCTTCGGCTAGGCACTTGTCAAAGTGCTTACCTAGGGCCGGGAGCCATTGCAGAAAGCATGGAATTCCCGCCGTAGTGGCGACTCGGGCAATATGCGCGAAACTCTTATCGAGTTCCTTGCACAGTGCAGGGAAGGCGTACTTAGCATCTCTGAAGAGAGCTTCGTACACCTCGACTAACTCCTCAACATAGCTCTTAGACATGGGATTTCTCCTGATGTCCTATGCTGGCTATGCTCCGCTCCGATTGGCTCGCGTACCTTTCAGGATGAACAGGTTTAGACGCTATAGGAAATTATCCTGTGCGTCGGGACCTGTGACTCCCTACTTGGTACGCTTCTTATAAACACGGCCATGGTCCTTTCGGACTTTAGGCTATGTCTGCCAATGCCCAAGTTGCCCTTGCTTCTTAGCGTGGGCGCGGTCTCTTCTTGCGAAAAGGCCACTTGAGCCACTTGTCGCCCCAGGTCGGATCGACCCGAGGCCTAGTGCGTTTTCCAACCAAACTCGCGATCAAACTGATAAGCCGACCCATAGGGTTAGCTTTCCCAGTTCAGGAGCGAAGTAACGTTCACGTTTGCGGTGGCGATGAGCCAATCCGCGAGCGCGTCCGTGTTCTTCACATCCGTGTCTTTCGGCTGCTGTTCGAGCACGATGTACACCTTTCGGGTGTACTCCGCGACTTCCCCAGCGGCGAAGACCGTTTGCACGATCTCCACGTTATGCCGATCGACCGTCACATTGTCCACCTTGCGGGTGGTATGACGGATCTTGACCCGGTACTCATGTACCGAGGTGCGAGCGAGGTACTCAGAGCAGTACCCATCTTGGTTGATCTTCGTGCACACGATGTTTCCATCAGCGTGCGGAAGAGTCAGAGTAGAGCTGAACGCCATGGGAGATTTTCTCTTTCTTGGCATGGGGGCAGGAAGCCCCCGAGGGTTATGGTTATCCGGGACTTCAGAAAACCCGGGTAAAGTAATCCAAGGCTGCATCCATCTTTCGACGGTAGCGCCTTGGAACAGCTGGCACTCCTTTAATGAATGCCAAAGACCGAAGGATCGACAGTTGCCCCTCTTGGAGAAGAGGGATCGACGGCGGTAGTGCGTACTGTATGTTTGGAGAGAAAGGAATCCTCTCCTTAATGATTTGGTACTGGAAATCTTTTCCAGTCCGCGTCACCCATACAGGACTGACGTAATTGTCGTATGAGGAATAGCTTGTGCTAGTCCGCATATAACAACACGACGATTGCAAGGCTGGGACGGAGTTGTTCATGCTGGAGATATAATCTCCTATAGGCATAAACCAATCTCCCAACCAGGACCAGGGAAGCAATTCCCAGGCAGCTTGGAAGGCTCCAAATCCGTTAACCCCAAGGCATAACCTCTGAGCTTTGTGCCAGAGATCACGCCTATCAGTGGGCATGCGAAAGTTGGAGAAAGGGTCGAGCTTCCACGAGGTGGAAACCCACTCCTTCTTCGTAAAGACGGTCGTCTTCCTCGCTGTGATGAGCGCCCCGTTGGACTGACGAATTTGAGTCCCACGGTTTACCGCGCGCGCATCTTTTGCAATAGTCACACGCTTCTTAACCCACCTTCCTGAAGAGAGCTTTCTCAAGTAGTTGAACCGCCGCATGGTGGCCAACTGCAACGATAGGAGCTTCTTCACATCGGAGATCATTGGCGCAATGGCAAAGCGCCAACTAAGGTGTGCAGCCGGAATTACTTCCAGCCAGCACATCCCTTTCGTCCTGATGAGGGACGGGAGGTCTTTCAGCTCGTACAAACTTTGACCCAACAGCAGGTGCGGTTGGGACGGGCTTGTTTTGAGCGTCGTCTCTAGACTAATGGACGATATTCGACTCAGAAATGAGCCGTCTATACCATCCCAATAAGTCTTCGGACTCTCAGGGGAGTCATTGCGGGTAAATGGACAATCCGTAAAACGGATCGTTTCTTCACCTGCATTGTAGTAACTCCCGTTGAGTACAGGGTTCTGCTCGTTGGTTTTCCATAGTAGGAGTGAGTTATCTTTTCTCACTCTTCCTACAGTATCCTCTGAGCGGCCCTGCCACCCGACGTTCGTTGTCCGCACAACCGTACCCACGCTCTTGCGCCATAAGGTGCCAGAGAGTAGCTTCCGGTGATTGAACGTACGAATCCGTGCCATAGGTGGAATGCCTCGTAGAAAGTGAGCCGTCGATTGAGCAGATTTTGTCCTACACACCTTGATAAGAGTCAAAGCGCGTAGCGAGCCCCTACAAGGGGCTCG